CATTAAGCACCTGAATACGGATCGCGTTAGCCAGAGGAACCACGCGACACCACGAGTTCAGCGTACCGTTCACATAAGTGGCGTCTGCGGGCTTCATTGCCTCAATGTCAAACCAAGTGGTTCCACCGTCCAGCGAACCCTGAAGATAGGCCGCAACGGTGCTGCCACTACCAAGCCGAGAGCCGCTATGGGTAACAACCACCGTACCATAACGGTCTGGCTGGAAGTCGGGATACAGCGTAGACGAGGTGTAAGGACTCGTAGAAACAGCCGCATTTTCAACAAGACGAAGAATAGCCATAAGATTCCTAGTTAAAGAGTTTGAAAAGGTAGTTAAAGCCCATAGACACGGCTGCGCCAACGGTGGCAGCAAGCCCCATGGAGAACGACCTGATATGTTCCAGATCCCTAAGCCGCTCCTCGTGGTTTTTGATCTGTTCAGCCTGCATATGCTGCATCTGAATCAACGCATCCACCTTGCCCTCAAGTCGGCCCAAGGTCAAGAACAACTCGTCGTTCACGGGCTTGCCTCGGTAACAAGATCCGACTTAATAATGTAGTTCACAATGTAAGTGGGTTGCAGATTGCTGCTGGAAGTCACCACATTGGTTCCGCTTCCACTAAGGGTTACACTCTGCGTTGTAAGGGATTCTGATCCACCCGCACCACCGAGTGAGTTGGGGTTGCCCCCAAGAACACCCTGAGTCAGGCGCGAGGCTGCCGTACCTCCCATATTGTCTCGACCAGCCGCCGTCCTGCCTCTCAGATCCGGGACATTAAAAGTAGTGGTTCCATCGCCAGCCCCGTACTGTTCACCAATTACGCCAAACAAAGCGGAATAGGTTGAGCGACTAACGGCTTGGCCGAAGCACAAAAGCCAACCACTAGGAGTTGTCCCTCCAGCAAACGGAATAATAATACCGACTGGAAGCGAAGCATTCAGTCGAATATTGTTATAAGCCGTTGCCAGACTTCCGGTAAGTTCAGACAAACGATTGGAGGTCTTAAGAACACCAGAGGTCATCGACGGATGTACTTGATTGAGAGGCATGGGTTAGTCCTTAGGTAGACATAATCATTACGGAGCAACTTCGTGGTCCAGAACCTCCGGTAACAGAACCCGCTGTAGTAGCGATTGCAATGCAGTTATCAGTTTTTCTGACGCGGCGGTTTGTGATAAGTGGGGTTGCCGAAAGTTGATCGGTAAACGCTTCAGAGATGGAAGCAATGTTTTGAATGGCGTTATTTGAAGCGGGGGCTCCAGTTGAAGATGTTCCAAATACTCCATAAGTTGAGTTTGGAAGCGGGGTGGTCAGGTTAATTGCATACACACCACTCTGACCACTAATTTCAATAACACTAGCCACATTACCGGAAGATTGAATTGTCGCCCGAGCAACAGTTATATCCCCAGCGGCAGTAAAACCAACAGCAACACCGGGATTGATTTCATCAAGGAACCTAAATGAACTTGTGCTAACGATTTCAGTAATGACGAACGCTCCGGGGATCGTTGTGCCGAGAATTCCAGCCCCGGAGAAAGAGCCATAAATCATATGGCCCACTTGAAAGCCATGATTAGTCCAGCCAGTCACAGTAGTTATTCGACCACCAGAAGCACCGGCAGCCCCGGGCTTTGTAAACTGCGCTACAACCGTGGTTCGTCCACCATATGTAGCGTCGTTAAGACCATTGAAGTTTACCCAAGCCCTCGGAGCAAACATCGGAGCAGTACCAGATGGTGCTGACAAGGTGGCATTACCAACGCTAAGAGAGTTGGTAGCCGTAATGTTTGTGCCGTTAATGGTCGTTCCAGTCAATGTCGTGGCCGACAAAGAAGTCAAACCAGTAATCGTAGGAACATTCAAAGTACCAGAAATACTGGAAGTTCCTGCACCAGTAACGCTCAGAGTTCCGGTAGAACTGAGATTTCCATTAGCAACCATTGCCCCATTACTGGTAATAGATCCAGTAGACACAAGGTTTCCACGAGTCTTCGTCTGGGTGGTGTTGGCGTTACCAATAACAGCCGTATTTGAGCCATCTCCGGTTGCGTTGTAACCAATCACAATTTCATTGGTGACATTACCAGAGGCAAGCGCAGCGGAACCAATGTAGACGGACTGGTTGGTGGTGACTGAGGTTGCCCCATTGCCCGCATTTGCACCAACTGCCGTATTGTGGCTTCCCGGATTTCCAACAGAGTTGTAGCCAATGTTGGTATTCCTAGTTCCGCTTGTATTTCCCGATGCGGCATTGGTTCCCATAGCAACATTGTCAGCACCGCTAGTCAACTGAGTAAAGATATTTGAGCCAACTCCGGTATTGCCTACTGCCGCATTAGAACTTGACACCTCTCCAACATAGACGGAATCTGAATCACCCAGACCGCCTCGGCCAATCCCAATGCCTCCACTAATGTCCACAATATTGAGCGTTGCTGTGCCGTCTACGGTGACATTCCCGCTAAAAGTAATGGGATTACCCCACACGGGGATATCACGAGCAACACCAAAGTTACGAACACGAATACCAACCGTATCATCCGGGGCTGCGCTAAAGGTAATAGAGTTTGTAGTGATCGTGTAATCACCGTTTGGCGCTGCTCCGGGCCGCTGAATTACACCTCCGACCTCCACAATAAACATTGCCGCATCAGTAGTAGCCGGGGTAGGCCCACCAACGCTAGTCCAAGTAAAACTGGTGGTCGAGCCGTTGCCCGTAAAGGTCCACGACTGGGGAACGGTCCATGCAGCACCCGTCAGGTCATACCCATCAAGGTACTGCTTGTTAACCGCATCATAGGGCCCAATCGGAGAGGACACATTTGCAATACGGCGAGAAGCGGCATTCCAAGTCCCATCCGCAGCCAGACCAAGAGAGTTGGCTCCGGCATCCTTGGCTTCCTGAGCCACATGCAGCAGGCCCTTGGCAAGGTTGTCAAGGTCTGCTTCAGTCAGGACGGAGCCGTTATTGAAGTCAACAATGTTATTCTGGAACGAAGAAACCGTAGAGGGGGTTTCTCGGCTAATCAGAAGCACCTTGCTAGCAGCCGGAGCCGTGGTGAACTGAACCTTTGGAGTCGAGGTGGTCAGGTCCACAAGCGAGTAACCCGTAGTCTGAAGGACACCGTCCAAGTAAACCTTGATAAATCCGGTGCTTACCCACCCGTCAATTTCTGCAAACGAGAAAAGCGTTGTGGTTCCGTCAGTAGTGTGGGTTTTAAAACTGTTAGGCATTAGATAGACTCCTTAGATTCAGTCCCTTGGTCGTCGGGGTTGCTGGCGTTGAAGGTTCCATTCGGTGGCAATATCCTCTTCCTTAAGGTTAAGATATTGCTTGAGAATGGGAATATTCTGTCCGGGAAGAAGCAGACGCATACGGTGAATGGTGCTCTGGGTAATATCGCGCTCCACCTCTAGGCCCAGTTTTTCGGCCACGGTTGTGCCATAGACATCCTTGGCAACATCCAAAGCCCTCTTTGCAACGGCCTGTCCGGGGAATCCCCACCAATCCAAACCGCTGTAACGGTAAGAAGCAAAGATTGGATCCGGGCTTACAGCCCTTGTGTACACGGCATCAATGGCGTTTGTAAGCAGGAAGAACTCCGCAGGACCTGTGGTAGCCGCTCGGACAAATCCCTGAAGACCAAGGTTCCTTTCGGTTTCCTCCATCTTCTTCTGGTTGCCTGCTGCCTTGTAAGAAGCCCAGTCTGCGTAGGTTCGGCCATACTGAATCAGACCAGCCATGGCACTAGTAAACATGATCTCCTGAGCCACCTTAGCCCCACCACCACGGCGGACACGACCCGAGTTCTGCATCAGGAAGTTATCGACACCCTTGAGGTTGAAGGTACGGAACTGCGTCAGAAGACGGCCCCAGAAGGTAAAGGCCAACTTATGGAAGTCACCGCGAGTGGGAACATCCTGAATTCGGGTTCGGACCATTCGATTAACAAAGTTCCGCACCAGATCCATCTCGACATTGTCCAGATTGTTCATCCCCACAATTCGAGAACCCCAAACACCTTCCTTAATCTGGGCGTTATCTCCAACAAATCGAATAATCTGCTCGTACTGCTCGGGCTCTAAACCAAGAGAACGAACCGTAGCCTTGTCCAGCCGCTTTGTGCCTGCCTTGGCAACATCGTAAAGATGCTGAAGAGTTGTGGCTGCGGTCAACTGCTGCGTAAAACTGGTAATTGGGGCAAGACCAGTAATGTCAGACATGAGGTTTGACGCGCTGTCTAGCCCACGCTTAACCGTAGAGTACACAACACCCCGACCAGCCTCTTCCATCTGAACCGCGTCAAAAGCGGGATCAAACAAAGATCTACGAAGACGATCAGTCGATGGGGCCAACCATGAGTCAAGCCACGAAGTAAAGTTCTGGGCTGGACGATCAAGGTTTTTCCAGTTGCTAACCATCTCGGCCAAGACAGGCATCTGGTTAATTGTGGCCTTAATACCCAGCGTTCCAACAACACGAGCAATTTCGCTGATGGCGGCAAGACCAAACTGACCACCCGTAGTCAGATATCCATAAGGAAGAAGAACACCAAGAATACGGTCGCCAAGACCAGTCGTGCCCTGATGAATGGGCTCATACCGCATGGCTGCGATGATTTCTCGAAGACCCGCTTCCGCACTTTCTTCAATTTTTCCCCCAATTTTTCGAGCCAAGGCAAACATCTGTTCAACGGTGTCAACCTCCACCACATCCTGAAGTGTTTCTCCTGAACGGGTAGTGAACTTCGGGCCAAGAATATTTCGGGCCTTCAGTTCAGCATTGAACGCAGACAGAAGACGACGCTCATTGACGGCTCCCATCACAGAAGTCAGATACTTCTTAAACACAAAAGGAAGATCGTCGTTTGTCAGGCTGGCGATGGACAGTTCTCCCGCCCCGTCGCTGAAGTAATCAGATCCCGAACGAACACTTGCGGTTTCATCCAGAAGCACACGAGCACGACCAAAGGGGGTTCGGCTGGTAGTTCCCGGCTTGATAGGCCCAACCAGATCCTTTAGAGCATCGGCAAGTTCCTGCTCCTGAGCCAGCATGGGAGCGTTTTCGGTCTTCTGAGCAATATCAATCAGACGGTTTGCAAACACCTTTGCAGCCTTATCAATGTCCCCAGTAATCGTCTGTTCCACACCATCGACAACAATGCGGCGACCATTCTTATCAATGGAAGTCTTGATCAGTTCAACCAGATTTTGCTTGCCCTGCTCCGTAGTCGCCAAGCGTCGAATCTTGTCAAACCGCCACAGTCTGGGCATGTAGTTAAGGGTGGCCGACTTGGTAAACCCGGGAAGACCCACCTCCGCCGCCACGCTATGGATGTTGTTGAACAGTTCTCGAACTCCCCTAGCCGCCTCGTTTACAGCCTCAACGGAATCGTCAAAGGCTCCAGTTCGGAGTTGCTGTGCAACACGCTTGTGGAACTCCTGCTTCAAAGACTTGGTTCCAAAAGCGGTCTTAATAGCGTCCACCATGGTGGGCGTTTCGGTAATGTTTCGGTTTCCATCGCCAAGCGCAAACTTAATAAATCCGTTGCGATAGCCACGACCAAACATAAACAGGTTCTTGTGGACAAACATCGTACCTGTTTCAAAGATTGTGGCCGCTTGCGCCTTGTCAAGAGAACGGCGAGCATTAAAGGTAAGCCA